TAATACAGAAGCTTCTAAGATAGTAGCAACGTCTGGAGATACTACGATGAAGTTAGCAGATCCACGAAGAGTTTTTCTATGGATTTCATTTGCTACGTCAATAACAGTCTCAGTTAAAGTCTCGTACCATTCACGAACGGTACCAGTGAAAGCTGGTCCAGGTTGTAATGTGCTTGCACGTTCTACTGCAGCTCCAGTTCTCTTATTTACAAATTTACCAGGTGAACGACTCCAGAAGAAGTTCGCACCTTGTGCTCCATTAAGAAGATCTCCAAGAATCTCACGATCGATTTCCAAAGCAATTTGCTCTGAAAGGATTTGAGTAAGCTCAACCTCTGCATCCATTGAGTGATATGCGTTAAGGTCTTGTGCCAACTCTGGACTCCAACGTGCTCTTAACTTACGTGTTTGAGCAGTTACTGGAATTGATTCGATCTTGATGTCGATCTCTGGAATAGCAGAAGGATCTGTAGCACTAGTATGGTTTTGCAGGAATTCCATTGCTGGATCTACATCTACACCACCAACACTATTAGCAATACCTTCAGCACCATCAGCTTCTACGTGTACAACAATAATACCGTCAACGTTACCGTTGTCAATTGTTAATGCTGCAGTTTCAGGGGCTGATGCATGAATTTGAATAAGGAAGAGCGCTTGATCTTGTACACCAGATGAATTTAATCCGCCAGCTTTAAAAGTTGATAAAGTGCTTCCAGTACCAACTTTGTTGACTTTTCTTACATTATGAGAAGTGCCACCTTGAAGTTTTTGAGTTGCAGCAATCACAACAGATTGTGCAGTTCCATCGTCATCCATAACAGCAGTTGCAGTCTTAATGAGACTTAAGTCAGAACCTACAAGCTTAGTTGCATCTAATAATACAAACTGAAATGCTGATGTTGCAGCTGCATCAATAATTGCTGAATCATAATCAACTAATTTAAGATGTGTTGCATTTGTTGGATCAAATTTTGCTGTTTCATCAACATCTCCAAATGCAACTGTTACAGATTTATGCTCACGAGAGAATCCGCTTCCAGCAAGATCATATTGACCACCAAGACCATCAGCTCCACCTTGAATAGCTTTTCCAGCAGGACCACCGTAGATAGATTCAGTTGTACCGTGAGGACCTTCAGCTGATCCGTATGTATAATCTAAATAGAAAAGAAGTCCACTTGGAAGAGACATAGGTTGGATAGAAACTAATTCATTAGCAATAAGACCACCGAATACACGACGAACGATTGGGAAAGCAATGTTTGAAAAACCACCAACATTACCAGCATTCATTGTGTTACTTTCACGTAAAACTTGAGCAGCTTGATTTTCAAGCATAGTAGCCATGTTTTCACGGTTTACGTCATCCATTCCACGAAGAAGACCAGTACGAGACCATTTCTCTACCAATCTCTTGTTTTGTTGGCCTACGTGACGATCACGAATGCCTTCAGTTAAAGTTTGTAATGTAAAACTCATATTTTTTATTTCCTTTTTTATATTTGTTTATTTAAAAACTTAAAATTAATATTATTTCTTGATTCCAGCAAGAGTAGCCCATCGGTCAAGTGCAAGTCCTTCATTTAGAGGTTGTGCACTTCGAACTGATCGAGATGAAGAACCTAAGTTTCTACGACTTGCGCTTTCACTTAAATTACCACTCTTTTTAGAAGGTCGACTTAAAGATTTAGAAAGACTTTCAAAAAGAAGCTTTGCTTCATTTAAAGTTCCTGCTTCATCAAGTGATTCTACGACATGACGTTGTTGCTTCATAGAAAGATCTCTATTTTGCATTAACTTATTTGCATAAAGGAGCTTAGCGTTAAAGAGGTTCATTTCTGATAATTGCTGCTTCATTCCTTGAAGCGCATTCTTAAATTGCTTTGTGTTACTCTTGAGCTTACGATTTTCCGCGATAGCTTTTCTAAGAGCAGACTCTAGCTTAAGTGCTGACACTTGACTTCCTTCGCCAAGTGAATTAAGCTCAACACCATCAACAAATGCTTCACCTTCTACTTCTCCTCCACCAAAATGACTAGCCATTGGATCTGCTTCATCACCTTCACGGATTCTTCTCATATTATTAATTTCACGTTTTAGC